TAATTCGTATGCGTTTCTGGCTTCATCTTCTAATTCTTTTCCCCGTTCCATGTCGGCATTTGTATAACCATTTTCAACCTTACCTGTTAATCTTTCGGCTACTAATTTATTGACTAATGTTTTAAGTCCTGCTCCATTTGCAGAGATGGCTTGTGCTTCACTAGCGGTCAATTTGCCAAGTCTTTCTTTAAACCATTCATCAGAACCTTGTATGCAATTAATTATTTCCATTTTCTAACTCCTCTTTTTTAATTCCATAAAGTTTAACTATTTGTTGCTTATAGTCGTTCCCGAGAGTGTTTGTAAGCTCTCTACATACCGATTTCAGCTCGTCTAATGACCTACAAGCGTTTATTTTAACGATACTGCTATCATCAAGCCTTTTAGTGTCAATCGTTGTTTCTAGGGCATTTAAATAATCCTCTGCCTTTATTTCTTGGAACTCTTTTTTGCTATCGTAGATATCACTAGCAATTCCTAATTGAAATGCACAGCGTTTTAGACAATCTGTTGCTGCTGCTTTCTCGTCATTGCCATAATCGAGAGGGGTTTCGCTGGTTACCTTAACTCCATTTTTATATTCTGATTTGTATTTAATATCAGCCTTACCAATATCAGATTTCCAAACTAACGGTGATCCATCAGGTTTGTTAATCGTTAGCTTTCCTTGACATACAGCTTGACCATGAGCCTCTTTAATACTGATAATCTCAAAAGACCAAAGCCACCCGAAAACTTCATTCAATGTTTGTTTGACATAAGCTCCAGTAACATAATCCCAAGTGCCACCGCCTTTTGCTGGGCGAGTAAATCGGTGATTGACAGGAGTCTTTTGTAAAAGTCTTAATAACTGGGTTGTCTTAATCGGAGTATCTGATAAGACCAATTTTTTTTCTTTTTTATCCATATTGGGTTTAATTTTTAATTATCTTATTTTAAGTTATTGCTTAATAATTGTCAAGTGGTTAATTCTTCAAGTCGTTTGAAAGCATAATATATAGAAGCCCGGTTATATGGTTTCCCGTTCTTTGGGTTAATATGTCTCTTTGCTAATTCAGCAATGGTTAATTCTGGATCGGCTTGATATTCGTCCCACCAAGCTAACCATTTCTTTTTAGCTACAATAGTTTGTTTGCGAAGTTTGTTTGGTTTGAATTTCATGGCTTATTATAACGTGTTGTTTAGTCAATGTCAAATTAAAGCCTGTTGAATTGAAATATCACGTTTTACTTCTTTTATTTCTTCTTGTCTTTTTTCTTCTTCTGATTTGATTATTAATTCTAATTCGTTTAATGGATATTCGTATAAGTATTTTTTATCACTAGCCTGATACAGATAGTTTTGATTATGGTATTTTTCCAATATAATCGGATTAATTCTGTAGACTCCATATTTAGTTACATTTACAACTATCCCACAATTATCTTTAATTGCTTTATTTACCATTTCTGACGAGATACCAATCCCGGCAATTCCATTTTCCCAACCATAACGTTGATATGCTGACCAATAAGGTTCATGCAATCTTGTAAGATAATAATTATCGTCTTTTTTAATCCAAACTTGATTTCTAATTTTCATCTGACTTTTGTAATTGCTAAAAACTTACTTGTTAAAACCATTTCCCCGACTTTGATTATTTTTTTTCCTCTTGCTAATTCTTGTAAAAAATAATCTCTTTCGTGGTCATTGATAAAAACGTGATGGCTATAACTAACATCTACTCTCCAACGTCTAGCACCTGACCAAACCGACCTGTCTATGTCTTGCTCTGGTGGTTTAACTACTAAATAATTAGATACTGACTTCACTATTTTGTTTTCCATAGTCTAGTTTAATTTTTAATGAATCACGTTTTACCCAAGCTCTCAAAGCTGATAGGTAATTTTTATAGTGATTTTTTTGTGGATTTTTTTCGTGCCAATTAATTAGGTCGTCTAATTTAGACATAACAAAAGAAATTGGTACTTGATATTTTTCTGCTATATTTTGAAAATCTTCTTCTTCTAAATTTTCTATATTATTATATTTATTATTTATGATTTCTGATTTATGATTTATAGTAGTATCTGATTTTGACGATACACTATCGTTATTATCTGATACCCTATATTCTTTTTCGTAATATAAGGCATTTTTTATATTTAATGGTATTGAGTTCTTTTCTTTTTCTAATGCTCTTTCATTTTTAGACCCTCTATAACCAGAATAAGATTCAGCATTTACAACATAAACCCAGTCTTCATAAAATCTAACTTTTGGAATTAATTCACTTTTTACCTTATCTAAATTTTTTATCCTAGTATCGAATAATAAAACCCTTTCAGATATTTGATAACAACCGCACATATTTATTCGACTATTAGTTAATAAATATAAAAATAATTTTTGTGCATTATCAGAGAGTGATTGAAACCAATCATCTTCCCATATTTTAGTCCAAATTATACGTGTTTTCATTTGACCTCCACCAAACAAAAAAGCTCCAGACAAAAACTTTGCACGGAAGCCATATCTGGAGCTTGTTTCTTTGGTTGAAATAAATATTGACTGTGCATGTCTTAATAATAAAGCTTTTTTATTTTAAGTAAACTGGGATAATCTGATATGTTTAATAACAAACTATACCAATTAAATTTGATACATTGTAAACATATCTAAATTATTGTATATTTAGATATGAGAATAAGTGAAGTCGCTAAAAAACTTAGAGTACATCATTCAACAATTAGACGATATATTAAGATTGGAAAATTAAAAGCAGTATTGATACAAATGGGGGATAAAAAGAACACTAATAGCTGGTATATAACTGACGAACAATTAGAAGATTATCTAAAAAAACACAATGCTAATTAAACTACTTTTATCAATAGTTTTAATCAATGCTATTAAGTTTATATTAAACGAAGAATACGGATTTGACGTAAAAAAAGGACAAACCAAAGGTTGGTATCACGATCTCAAAGCCGAAAGAGCTTATACCACCGGCGGATTAGATAATTTATTAAAAAGTGTGATAAAATAATGGCATTAGAGGAGCTATCACATGAAAGTAAAACCACGCATTAAAAAAGTATTCAAGAAAGTGGTAGAAAATGGTGGAATTGGGATAGGTAAAGCAATGATAGAAGAAGGTTATTCTCCAAATACTGCTAAATCACCAACTAAAGTAACTGAAACTAAATCTTGGGAAATATTATTAGAAGAATATCTACCTGATGATCTACTAACTAAAGTAACTAAGGAAGGATTAGAAGCTACTATGGTTAAAACATCACTTACTGAACCAGACAGAACTTTACCTGATTATGCTGTTAGACAAAGATATTTAGAAACTGCTTTGAAAATGAAGAACAAACTAATTGAAAAGAAAGACATAACTACTAATGGAAAAGATATAAGTCCTGTATTAGTTAAGTTCATTGATAAAAATATAGATGAATCAACAAACGATTGAGATACCTACAGAGTTCAAAAGATTGTTTGATGACGATTGGAGAGAAGCCGCAATATATGGAGGACGTTATTCTCTTAAATCTCATACAGTAGCTAGATATTTACTTATTAGAGCCAGACAGAAGAAAACAAGAATAGGATGTTTTAGAGAGTTTCAAAATTCTATCGCTGAAAGTTCATATCAATTATTAGTAGATCTCATCCGCCAATATAATCTAAATGATTTTGAACCAACACAAAATTCAATCATAAATAAGATAAACGGATCGGACTTTCTATTCAAAGGATTATGGAATAATGAACAAAGTATTAAATCTATCGAGGGAATAGATGTAGCATGGGTAGAAGAAGCTCAAACTGTTAGCGAAAAGAGTTTAGAGGTATTAACTCCAACAGTTCGTAAAGATGGATCACAAATAATATATACATATAACCGTATATTAGAAGAAGATCCAATTCATAAAAGACTTGTAATGGAAGGAAGACCTAATACTCTAGTAATAAATGTAAATTATGATGTAGCTTTGAAGTATGGATGGATGCCTGATGTTGTTAGACGAGAAATGGAAGATGATAAAGAAAAACGTCCGGCACTATATAAACACAAATGGTTAGGAGAACCTTATAATCAAGAAAGAAAGATTTATAAAGATTGGAATTTTATAGACGAGATACCACATGAAGCAAGATTAGAACGATACGGATTAGATTTTGGATACTCAAATGATCCAACAGCTATCGTTGCAGTTTATAAATATAACGGTGGATTTATATTAGACGAAGTTACATTTATGTCTAAACTAAAGAATAACCAAATAGCCGACATATTAAAGAATCAACCTCAAGCATTATGTATTGCCGACTCTGCTGAACCAAAGAGTATAGATGAGATAATGGAGTGTGGAGTTAGTATATTCCCTAGTCTAAAAGGTCCAGGATCAGTCAATAAAGGAATAGATTATGTCCAACAACAAAGAATATCAGTAACTGGTAGAAGTAAAAACATAATTAGAGAATATAGAAACTATATGTGGAAAACTGATAAAGATGGAAAGATAATAAATGATCCAGATGTAGGATTCGATCATTCAATGGATGCTTTAAGATATGCTATTAATGATCTTAAACCACATGATGATGATAATGGATCACTACCAGACGACAGTAACTTATTTGATGGGGGGTTTTATTAAATGGAACAAATAAATCTTAATCCAGCTAATAAACAAGCTCATTTAGATATTGAGAAAGAGATACAGAAACGTAAAAATGGACTCTTTACTATGACACTAAGAATAAATGGTAAACAGATTGT